GTTTGATCTGCTTTAAATGTACCACTAGATGAATCAAAATACACTACTGAATTGTTGACTTTGTTGGAATCATTTAAGTTTGTTCCTGTGGTACTAAACTGTGGACCTTGTGGCCCTTGAGTTGCTACCGTGACAACACTGGTATCGCCATTCACGGTAACAGTATTCTTTTCAGTTGTAATACTTACATTGCTCATGTTGAAGTGTAGCCCTCGCTCATAAATATTGTACCTTCTAAATAATATTCTTTAAGCCCTGCTCCATTAATTAACAAGACATCATATTTCAAAATATTAGGAGTGAAAGTAGCAGTTTGTGTATCAGTAAGAGTAATACTTACAGATCCAGCCGATCTATCAGTATAAGTAACAGAAAAATCAGCATATTTTGTGGTGCGTGTTTCTTCCCAAACTTGTGCTGCCACAGTAAATCCAGTAAGATTTATCGCATTATTGTTAGAGTCCTTAAAAATAAGCGGTATTGTATGATCCGATCTTCTTTGAAGCGTAAAATTGTATATGCCAGGTTCTATTGCCATAATTAAAATTTTATTATGTACATCATAGCTACGTTACGAGGTCTTGCTTCCGCATTTGAATTAGTGGGATGATAACTTGTATTAAAATTGTCACTAAATGTATGTGTGTGTGTCATATTTAGACTAAAACCGCCTGTAGGACTTTCATCAGGATTACCTGGAGTTACAGGTCCGTTTTGACTGGCTAATTTTGAAAACCTACCGCTTACAGTACCACCACTTGCAAAAGTTTCTGATATTTTTCTAACATTACCTGTCAAAGTAGGAGTTGGATCTTCTGTTGTGCCACTTACACTTCCAGTGTGACGGTGGTAAGCGTTTTGGTCGCCCTGTGAACTGGCTACTGATCTACCGCTATCAACGCCTTTACCATTATCAAAACCTCTTACAAATTCACCTCGTAAATCAGGAACTTTAAATGTTGTATTATTTGCAGCACCATATTGCGTACCTATAACTGCAAATAAAGCTGCATATGTATTTCTATTCAAACTTTGTCCATTGCACTCAAAATAACCTGTGGGTACAGTCGCTACAGCCATGCAAAAAACAGAGCCAGTAGGAACACCAGCTACAACTTGGAAGGATAAAACACCAGAAGAATTTGTTTGTAAAAAACCACCGTCAACTATTGAATTAGGAAGTGTTAAATTTACCTCTCCAGATAAAGCTGATGGTGATTTTAATGAAACAAAAGGAGCACCACTAGAAT